ACCGAGGCCATAAGCATCATCGGATTTATCTAAAGCCCTAGCTGCTGGGCCTGCAAGTGCGGCCACTACTACTGATATAACTGGATCTAGTCCTAGCTCATTACTGGCTAAGAATGTTAAGAACGATACAAGCACACCCCTAAAATAGGATTTGAGTATTGCTTTCTGCTTATTGCTTATTTTCATATGTTACCCCCTAGTAGTGGTATATCAAACGGCTTACTATCTTTATCGCCTAACTTTGTAAAGCTGATATGTATGTGCTTTGTGTGCTTATTAAAACCCTTGTACTTACGCCACTTAAAATTAAGTATCTTGCTAGCGATCATGCCATTATGAATTACGTAAGATATGCGCTTATCGGTTTTCGCACACTTTCTGATTTGGTCAGCCAAATATACTGAGAGCCCTTCGGATGAATCCAAGCGATAATCCACATCAATGGCTCTGACACATCCTGCATCTGGATTATGATCCGATTTTCTGGCGGAATGACGAGCATCACCCACCCACCCATCAGAGGTAGTGCGACGATCTGGGTACCAGGTATCAATCTGATCTCTTAACTGTGTACCAGCTGCACAAAGCCAAGGCTTCATTTACTGGTTATAAACCTAGAGCGCGTAAATCATCGGTGGTTAAACCTAATGCTGCTAGTTTACTTTCGGCAGCTGCTTTGGCTTGCGCCTTTGCTTCGGCTTCGGCTATTTCATCTGCTTTTACTTGTTTAATTGCATCATCAATTTGTTTTTGAGTAGGTGCTTCGCCATCTAATACATCCCATTTAATTGTGCGGTAATCATCCTCAATAAAAGAAAACTCTGAAGTAGGTTTTAACTTTTTAATTGCTTTAACTAAATAACTCATTATGCACCTATTTCCATTAAAATAATATTGTTACTTTGACTATTTGGTTGCCAAGTTGAACTTGCAGAATTAGCAGTTGTCTGCAAGCTACCTTGCGTTTTGTAAGTAATTGATGAGGTTGTTGCTGGAGAATCTAAATAAATAGGTGTCCAAGCACTATATCTTTCAACAACACCTGCCGCGCCATCTCGGTCAAATTCAAAAAACGCACTTTCACCATAAATTGATGTTGCGTTTCTCATTATTCTTCCATACACACCTAGTTGATTTGCATTTCTAGTATAGAAAAGCACTTGATTAACCATGATTAAAATTTTTGAACTTGCTGCGGATGGTGTTATTGAACCACTCAAAGTAGTATCTGTAAAAGTTGTTGAAGCGATAGTTGTTGAAGTTGTAGTAGTCGCTTGAACAACCTGTAATACTTTACCGCCACCGCCTGCGGCAGCCCCAGCAGCTTTAATAAAAATCGCTGAAGATGTGCTAGTAAAATCTAATGTGCCGCTTTCGTATTGTGCTAATGCTAATGATGCGGCTGTGTTAACAGTTGCTGTACCTGCTGTAATTGTGCAAACTCCTGCACCAATATTAGTTATCTGTACTGTGTCACCTTCTGCAAACAAAGCTGTGTTTACAGTTATTGTTGTTGGACTTGCATTAGACATAGAGATGGCTGTACCAGCATCGGCAGCTACTAATGTATAACTTGCAGTCTTAGCAGATGCAGCACCGCCAAGCATCGCTGTTTGTTGCAGTGAAGTCATCTGTGCAGCTGTTAATACCTGCCCAGTCGTAAACGTTTGTTTCGCCATGATACCCCTTAGTAACTTAGGACATTATAGTCTAAAGTGCCATAAATCGTGTCATTTAGGACAAGGGCATCTAATATAGGCTCTAATGTAGTGAACGTAGTTTTCCAACTATTTGGCGATATATTCATTTTTACGCCAAAAATCTGTAATGTTTTCTCTAGAGTAGATCCGCCTGGCTGGGTAGTAATTACCTTTATAGGATCAAAGAAATCTAGGTCTAGGGCTGCAATTATGCCTGTATTGTAATTAGGCGTATACAAGTCGAGCACTACAGAATCCACCCGTATCGTTGTCTCAGCCCTACTGGCAACATAAGCCTGAGCATAATCTAGGGCTACTGTATCGGTCTGCATAAGTAGGTTGTCTAGGTAATAACTGTGCAAAAAGTATTTATCTATGCTCGCTTGATTTAGGGCTACCTGTGCAGTGCCACCTGTTCTTGTAATAGTAGCTTTGTTAAATACCAAAACATCGTTAAGAATCCAACTAGCATCAAAATAATTTATACCTGTGCCGTTGTCTGCAAAGACTGTGGGTGTGCCACCGATAGATCCAGCCGTAACAGATCGGTCTTGAAAAACAAAACTGCCAGTCGCGTCAATATACAAAGCACCATATTCTGATAAGGCTACAGTAGAAAGAGCTTGTAATGCTGTGCGGTTAGTGCCTGGGTCTGCTTGCATAGTAGTTAGTCCTGCATCTACATCACGCATAGTAGCAGGCCAAGATATAGAATCTAACAATTTATTTACACGTGTGCCAGATAATTGTCCAGCACCAGAATCTGCAACTGTGCTAATTTGGGCTAACTGCGCAAGTCTGAACGCATCTACAGCTTGTATTGTAGTTATTGCCAAATCTTCACCAGACTCATCTGGGTATGTAGTTACGTAACTTGTAATAAATCCTGAAAATATAGGATAAGTAACACTGCCATAAGTTGCAGTAATCTGCACCTTTTTCATTGGTGTTAATAAATTATAGTAAGGCCCCGATACGTTCATTGGGTTAAAGTCACCCGACTGATCGACAATACGTAAAGTAAGTGCGCCCGTTTGAAATTGATCGGATAGTGCAGTACGGCCTCTGTTAGTCTCAATGCGATTAACCTGATTAGACACATCTACAATTACAGCTGCGCTATCGGCTAATACGTTAGTGTCTAATATGCCTGTATCTAATATCATAGCCTGAGCAAAACTAGGCCCAGTGCTAAAGTTAATTACAGCATTTATTACTGGTACGGTCATACTATAAAGCCATTAGGTACTGTTGAGTAACCTGATCTAGTTGCTACCTGTATGCTTTCTGCTATAGCTTGACTTAACTTGTCGCTACCACCATCTATAGTAAGCCTAATATCCATAGGTGCCTGAGCTGTAGTGCGTTGAGCATTCTGGCTTAAAAATTGGTTAATGCGTGAGTTTAATTCTTGTGTAGATTCCATCGCTACTTTGTTTTCAAAGGCGGCTATTTTTTCGTTAGTTGCCTGAGCTGTAGATAGGGCATAAGCGTAGGTAGGTGCTGCAGTTGAGGTCGGTGTTTTAACGCCACCTAATGAAGCTATGAATGCAGCTATCTGTGCGTTTAGGGCTCGCACCATTTCTAAGGCTGTATTTTGTAGGTAATCATCTATCTTAGTGTTTAATGTTTTTACCTTAAATAATGCAAAGTCTTCTAAAGACATGCCTGCCAGTTTTGCTTGCTCTGCAAGTTTCCTTAATGCCTCAGTTGCTTCTAATTCCGCCAGATATTTTTTAGCCAAAGCCTCGTTATTGTCTATAATTGCCAACTGTGATTTTAGGCGTAATTTAGTCTCTTCATCGGTAGCATTGTTTAAGGCTGCGTTTATGCCTATACGCTCTAGGTCAAACTTCTTTTTTAAGTCTTCTACGTTCTTATTTTCAATAGCGTTCTTTTTTGTAATTATTTTGTATTCTTCTCCACGCGCTTTAAGTAACGCTTTACTAGTACGCAGATCTGGTATGCCTGAATAGCCTCCTACGTTTGGCTTGCCAGGCGCATTACTTTTACCAATATCATATCCAATTAAAGCAAGTGCCCCACCGATAACAAGTTTTTTAGATCCAAAAACTAGGAAAGCCAAAGCTGATAACAGTTTGCCAACATCGGTAGACGCAAAGGATTTTATTTCGCCTATTAAAGTGCCTAATCCTCGGACTGTATCGGCAATAGCCAGGGCAAAATTATTCATAGAATCTGCAGCTTCTTGTATTGAATTATCTTTACCTAAAGCAGTCAGAGCATCTATCAAACCTTTGCCTATAATTTCTGTAGCATTGGCAGCATTTACTTTTAATAAATCCATTTTGCCAGCATAAGTTTGTAATCTAGCTAATGCCTGACCCTTAAATTTAGCATCTAACGCAGCCATGATTTTATTCATGTCGCCAGTGGCTATTACCGTTTTATCTAATCCTGTACCTAATCTTTGTATTGCCGTAGTAGTGCCAGATGCTCCTTTGGCTATGGCTGCTACAACTGTGCCTAAATCTTTACCAGTTCCTGCGCTCACATTTAACGCAGTTTCTAAAGCTTTTTGACTTAAAGTGACTGAGCCAGTTGCGTTGAGCAAAGTTTGAAAGGCTGGCCTAAGCTGATCATCAAGCACACCGTACAGATTTTGCAAACCTGCAATATAGGCTTCTACTTCATTTATTCTAAATGCGTTGCCTGTATTTTCTAACTGTACTGCTAATGATTTAGCGGCTTTTTCATCGGCTGCAAACGCATTTAAAGCTTTTTTGCCAAATGCAACTAATGCTGTCGTAGCAAAAACACGATTAAAGGTCTTACCTAATTTTTGTGTTTGTTTATCAAAGGCCGATATATCCTTCTGACCTTTTTTTAGTGCCTTGCCATTAAAGGTAGCAATAGCCGAAACGACTACATTGGCCATTAGGCTGCCTTCTTAATTTCTGTGGATTTATTAAACTGTATGGCTGTTGAGTTTATAGCTTGTAGAATCGCATCATAAACTCCCTGGCTATCTTGAGCCCATGCTTTAAATATAAGTCTGCCTTTAGTCTTTTTTCCACCACCACGTACGCCTTTAATTTTAGGTTGTGATGTAAGTCCAGGCATAGACGTTACAAACTGATAACCTGCAAATGGATTATTAGATGAGTATTCTCTTGTAGATTTATTATAGGTATATTCTCTAGCTCTTCTAGTACCCTCAAATCCTTGCACTGCGCCTACTGGTGAGTTAGGTGTACTTGGATCTATTTGTTGAAATGGCGCACGCCCTTGTGGGTTATTGCGACCTGCAGTCTCATATATGCGACCTGCTGCGCTTACGTTATAGACGTAATTACTAACCTTAAATCCATTTCTAAATGTTTTGTTTTCGCCTGCGTTATATCCGATACCTGCTTTTACGGTGCTGGCATCATATCTTGGAAATGGCCGATAGTTAATTTCTGGGTTAGGTGCTTTACTCCAGCCTGATAATACTTCGCTATTACTTGGCGCAAATGCTCTGGCTTTACTTGCTACACCACGCATTAAAGGATCTATAGCAGTCCTAATGCGTTGCCGCATATCTTCATCTATAAACTCTAAGCCTTTAAGGACATCTTTAACGCCTATGACCTCTACTGGCATTTTTGATCTCCTTTGCTCTATCGCTTAGCACCTGCATTATTGCTGTGAGCATGTCTGAATCCATATTGATAAACTCACTAGGCGCAATTCCAGTCTCTACACTTAAAG